TGACAAAATATCTTTTACACCATTTTGAGTTCTTGTGCCTGCTGTACTGCTTAAATATGACATGACAGGTGTTTGAGCGTACATATCCCCAAGAGTTCTAAAATTAAACCCAGCGGTGCTTTCCCAAAAGAAATAGGTTGACTGTCTCAATTTCTCTGACACAGCATTCTTCTCTGCTATTGCTATAACATCAAGGGGTTGGATATTCGGTGAAACAATTTTTTTCTTGTCAGCACTAGGTTCAGAGTACAATTTTTTATCACTGTCTAGGTCAGTTTCTACCATCGTTTGAACGATATCTGAATATGACCCAACTAGTGTTCTTCTAACTCTGGCTCTTTGATTAATCACAAGTTCCCTTGAACATAATGTCATAGTGGTTGCTTGCACACCATTACCAATGTCAACTCTATCATCAACACTCGTAACAACGAAAGGGTTTGATGAGTAGTCAATTGTATTCTCACCACCACGCAAATTGGGTGTTGCAATTTTGATTCTAAGGTATTCTTGTCCAATGATAGGGCCGAAGGATGCTAGGTTGAAAGCATCTTGGATTGTAATAGTGCCAGACACACAGTTTGCGTCGATTGACTCAAATATTGTAAATCCCATAATAGACGCCTTGAGTCCAACTACCTTGCCAGTAGTTAATACCAAATCACATTGGATAATGTTAAACTCACCACCACTTCTAAGTTCATTCTGTGCCACTCAATTAATCCTCTGTCTCAGAAACCAATCTCTCAAATTCCTCTACAAACTGTTCCAAATATTCTGGGTCCAGCAATCGTATCTTCCTGAGTACGTCCTGTTTTTCCTCTTCATATTCTCTGTTTGTAACCAGCGTTGCATCTGCAATCGTGTTACCATCTGTATCTACATTGCTAGTTCCAATATCAATTTTGACACTGGTATCACCCGATACCTGATTAATCTCGTAGTGGTGTGTTGCATTCACATTGTCATACCTCTCAGCAAGGTGTGCAAGAAACTGTCGAGTGTTCATTGGCCACTGGTGATACCTGTCCGTGATATTATTGACTAACAGAACAATCCAGTGATACTCTGCATCGTCATAATACTTGTGTGCAATCATCTCTGGTGTCTCGCCGTTCCTAACATCATAAGTGTCATAGAGAGCGATGACTGATGTTGCTTTACTGTGTACTGCAACACGTTTGAGTAGGTGCGTTACTACCTTGGGGTCACTGTTACCAACAGCGTCGTAGAAAATCGTGGGAAATAGAGAAAAATACATCTTAGTACCCAGCCTCCACCAAAGTTCTATCCATGATTTCAAGTTCTTGAAAGGATAGGCTAATGGTTGTTTTCTGTGGTGGCGCACCTTCTTTGTCAGCATTATATGTTACAAACTTATCACCACCATAGGCAACGTCCATTGTCTTTAAATAACATTTACCAATCTTATTGATATAATTATTTGGCCCATTTATGTGCATGTATTGAATTGAAAATACATCAGGAATGGTCATCTCTCTTGTGCTACCCGAAGTTTTAAATGTGGGGGACATGCCAATTTTAAACTCTTTTATAATTTTATGGACTATTTGTGTTTCTTCGGCACTCTTGGGAATGAATGTGAAAGAAAAGGAAAATGACCTTCTACCCGTGCCTCTAAACATCATCTCTGTTCTGGGGGTAATAATTGCGCCCTGATCAATTGCATACAAATCTTTTGCGCCGGGAAGAATTTTGTCAATCATACCCACACCCATTTTCTCAAGACCTGTTCCTGCTGCACCCGCTGCTTTATTAGTCATCTCTTCAAATGATGCTCCGTCTTGATAATCCTTAAACAATCCATAGAGAGCTTCACCCATCATACCAATTTCACCCTCACTGTAATCCATACTGTAACTGACATTGACAGATGGCGGCATATACAATCCGATAGCGGTTCCAGTTTTTTGAATATTCCTGCGCTGCAATGTTAGTGATGTACTTGAACCATTTGGACCAGCACCACCTCTACCAGTTTCTTGGCCAATTTTGGCTTCATGATTATCATCTGATTCTTTTTGTGCTTTTCTGGTTGCAGCTTTATCTACCACCTGATAAGTTGAGTCATCATCGTCAGTAATAGTTCTCATAACAGGTTTAACTTTCGGTGCTGATTTCCTCGGCGGCCTCACCTTTGCACCCGACACAGAATGACGAGCAAACAGGATATAACTTGCTTGGTGCATATTAACACCAACATCAGATGGATATAGAAGCAGTGTTTCTTTTGGAGCAAAATTAGATTTTAGAGGACTAGATGTAGAACTGGTAGATGAACTACCCAACCCTGATCTTAGACTACTAGCAGCTCCACTGACCAAACCTGATGCAGCACTAGCCGCTGCATTCTTTGCAATGTTTACGAAAGCGTCTCTTAATGCCATGTCTAAATATCCTTATACACTGATGAAACTATTTATAACACATGTCATATAAAGGTCGATACACACCAACCAAACCCAAAAAATATAAGGGTAATCCACAGAACATAGTTTATCGTTCTCTCTGGGAACGTAAGTTTATGGTATACTGTGACAACAGCACATCCATAATTGAATGGGGTAGTGAAGAGATCATTATACCCTATTTATCACCCAAGGATGGACGTATGCACAGATATTTCCCAGATTTCTATATCAAGGTCAAACAGGCTGATGGTCAAATCAAGAAGATGATCATAGAGGTGAAACCCAAGGTGCAGTGCAAACCACCCAAGGAACCCAAGAGGCGCACCAGACGATGGATGAACGAGGTTATGACCTATGGTGTGAACGATGCTAAGTGGAGGTCTGCCACAGAATGGTGTGCAGATAATGGTATGGAATTCAAGATTTTAACTGAAGATCATCTAGGGATTTCGTATAAATAGTATTATGGCAATTAGTAAATACATGCAAGCAGTTAAGGATGAGGCGAAAGGTCGCCCAAAGTCAACTGCATGGTATAGAGAAAAGATCAAAGAATTGGGCACACCAAGTTCACTTGACCTCTTACGGGATGGTAAGAGGAACAACAAGCCGTTCTATGGTAAATTGAATATGTTCATGTATGACCCAAAGTTCAAGAAGACCCTACCATACTATGACACATTCCCACTGGTACTGCCACTAGAGACATATCCAGACGGGTTTCTTGGTATCAATTTTCACTACCTACCTATTCCACTGAGGATCAAGTTACTTGACCGTTTGGTGGATTTCTCTAACAACACCGCATTTGATGAGTCTACTCGGCTAATTGTTGACTACCAGAAGTTAAAGGGTGTTCGACTTATCAGACCAACCATACACAAATATCTTGCTGGACAAACCAAGTCACAGTTTCGTAGGATTGATGCAGACGAATTTACGATTGCAACTCTCTTACCTGTGCAGAGGTTTAAGAAGGCAGATGCGTCAGCAGTATGGAAAGATTCGAGGGCAATGATCTAATGGCAACACTAGCAAGTTTTGTAGAATCAACCGCATTTGGAGTAATCAATAATTTCCTGTCAGAGTTTCATAGTGACAATGGATATGCACTTCCAAGCCGGTACGAGGTTGTTATCACATCCCCTGCGGCGGGGGATGCAAGAAAAGTATCTATGCGTTGTGAAGCTCTTGATCTGCCGGGGAGAGCTCTTAATACTTCAATAGACAGCAACATGTATGGTATTGCACCAGAAATAGTTGATGGTATTACATTTGGTGGTACACTTGCCATGACCTTTCAATCAAGTAGTGACCTAGAGGAAAAGGTGTTCTTTGAATCTTGGCAAGAAGAAGCTTGGGACAAAGGGACATGGAATGTCAAATATTATAGAGATTATATCAGAGACATTGACATTTATGTTCTGGATGTACAGGATGCAAGACGATACGGACTTAGACTTAGAGAATGTTTTCCAAAAGAGATTGGTCCAGCAACACTTGATGCCGGTCCAGCTAGTGATATTATAAAGACAGCTGTTACCATGCAATATAAATATTGGGAGACACTTGATATTAATAATCAACCACCTAACCTTATGGAGAAGGTTCTTGACACAATAATCACGGGTGCAGAGAGATCAATTAATGCGAACATACCGAAGGTGTTAAGCAGACTCGGTTAAACATACTATGATAAAGGATGAAACATTATGGCGTTACCTAAACTACAAACCCCAGAATATAAACTATTGCTACCATCAACACAGGAGGAAATTAAATATCGACCTTTCTTGGTCAAAGAACAAAAGATTTTGATGATTGCTCAAGAATCGGGGGAAGAAAAACAACTTGCTGATGCCATGGGAG